ATGAGGTTGTCGATCTGGGTCTGAGTGTCCATTTGATGGTTAAGCCTTACCCTTCAGTTGCGTCTGACAAACTGCGTACCGCTGATCGGTGTCCTTGTACTCAGTCGCCATAACCGAGTCGCTCATACACCGGGAGATGAAGTCAGAATCGGCTTCGCCTGCGGTTGGAGTAGGCATCACCAATTCCTTTTTTTGTCCTTCCGCCAACTGCACCAACGGCTTGTCTAGGATAGGCGCTGCCGCCTGCATCGCACGCTGGTTGCGGTGCTCGATCTCCATTCCAAGCTTGCGCCTGTACTCGGCCATTGCGTCCAGCCAACTACTCGGGCTGGCTGCCTCTCCCTTGACGGCGACGGTCACAGGATTGGCGGTCGCCAAAGCGACGCGCTGCTCGGTGTACTTGGCTTTCGCGGAGAGCTCACGGTCATTCAGCCGCTCGACGATGGCATTCGCCCACGTCTGACCGGCATCTCCACCCCAACCCATCCAAGCCTGCCAGCCCTTACCCTGCTGCGACCAAGTCTCTCCCTTCTTATCGATTTCGTGCCGATCGAAATACGCCTTCATCCGGCGCACGGTTTCCTCGCTGAGAGGCTTGCGGTTCTGTAGGTCACGCGCGCGAGCAAGGCCGACCGAAGTCATACCGCGCTCAGACGGCGGCTTGGCGGCTCGAACTTCGAGCGCACGCTTGGCGTTCGACGCCATTTCCTTTGTCGGGATGTAGCTATCGTCCGCAAAGTTCACCTCAATCGAATGCTCGTTCGACTCGGTTGGCTCTTCGTTTGAGAGCTCGGCGTTTTGCGGCGATGAGGTCTGCGATCTGGCCTGTTGCCGGCTAGGCTGTTGAGTCTGTGCCGGCTGACCCTCCGGAGTGAAAGGCATCGTCGCTCCTGCTGCCGCCGCCTGCGTAGGTGTTGACGGTAGGTTTGGGCTGGTAAGCCGGATGGCGGTCTCAGGAACGCCGTACCGAGCCGACAACTCCTTCACGAACGCAGCCTCAGCGGCGATCTGTTCTAGGCGGGTGAAGGCATCCGTCCCCTCGCCTGCCGCAATCTCCTGTAGCGACTTCGCACCCTGTCGGTTCTCGTCGAGGTTGGCAGCGCTCTCCCGGCCTACATCGATGGTCAGCTTGGCCGGGAATCTCCACTCGCCACGGGTGGCACGACGGAGCGCCTGCACCATCGTCTCGCCAGCCTGAAGTGAAGGCGGCGGCAATTCCTGACGGGCAATTGCATCCAGAAGCACCGCGTTTTTGATCGGGTCGAGAACTTTATCCTGAAGGATACCCTGATGGCGCGCAAAGATTCGATCCGCCTGCGCGAACTCAGCTCGCACCGATGGTCCCTTGTAGTCTTGGGTTCCGAATAGAACGCCGAGAGGAATGCCTGTGCCGATTGAAATTTCGTGCATCAGGTGCTGCACGAACCCAGCAAAAGCTTGCGAGGGTCGCGCAGGCATCAACTCGATCTTGTCCGTGTTGCCGAAGTAACGGATGGTCGCGACCTGAGAGAACTCATTCTTCTGCGTCTCGCCGGTCGGAAGCTGCGGCGCAGCAGGACTGGGTGAGAACAGATTGCGCGGGTTGGCGCTGCCGCGATCCGTAAACACCAGCGCCGCCTGCTGACTCGCGAACCGCACTCCAGCCTTCTCGGCTTCCAAGATTTCGTACAGCATCCGGATCGTCCTCGACGAGCAATGGAAGTCGCTCATCCCGCGCATCTGATCGATGCGGAACGGATCAAAGTAGTGAACGAAGCTCTCGGCTGGGATGTCCTCTGCTCCAAAGTACACGCCGTCGCGCGTGACTCTGTAGATACGGTAAGCCACAGGCCGCATCAACTCGTTCGTGATGATGCCTTGGAAATACGTCTCCGAATCCGATCCGATTTCGTTGGGGTTGCCGATGCGCGTCGCCGGGATCAGTTGAATCTTCAACCCCTCGCCTACCCGGCGGATCGCAAAGCCGCAGTCCCCATCTACGGGTCGCTCCTCGCAGGCTAGCTGTACGAGCTTTCGGAAGGTGTGCCGATGCGATACGTCGCAGTCCTTGCACCAATCGTGGAAGAATTCGGAGACGATCTTGTTGTATTCCTTGTCGCCGGTAGCAGGACTGTATTCGTGCGGCGTCAGGAACTGACCGAACTTGCGCGAGACTTCGCGCGCCTGCGGAACGTTCTCCACCAAATCGCGAGCCTCCCACATAATCACAACGCGGGAGCGCGTAGTGGGGCTGCTTTCTGAAGGAAGGCCGTAGGTTCGCGGCGCATAGATGCGACTCGCGACTGATGCGTTGTAGCTGAAGAGCTCCTTCTGCACGCGCGCCTCCAAGCGACGCAGGCCGTATGCCGGTGATACGGTATTGATCGCACGCTCCCACCACGGGAGCTGTTGAATCACTTTGGAGGCGTCGAAGGTTTCCATATCAGAGCCCGTTGAAGGATACGTATGTGACGTTGGTGGCGGTTCCGTCAGCGTCTTCGATTGCCGCCTGAATCTGACCGAGCGTCTCCGTCAGTCTGCCAAGCTCCGCCCTGCTGACAGACTTGTCGAGCACCGAGTACGACTGATTGATCAGCGCAGCGTTGATGCTTTCAAGTGTCCGCGCCTTCAGCGCCTGTAGTGTGGCTAGATCGATGCCGAAGAAAGGATTCATATGGCGAGCACCCTAAGATTCCGGCCTTCGTCAAATCCCGTTTTGACGGCGCGACGAGTCTTCAATCTCAGCCTGCGGCTGCGTCAGGGTTAAGTTTTGGATGATTCTCCCGGCCTGTCTGACGGGGGAGGCTGGTATCGTATGATGCCGGCAATGGTCGCGATGCAGATCATCTGAGCCGACGTATCGAGACCGTGATTCGGCGCGTTGGTTTTGGTCTCCCGCCACTCCCAGACGCCTGCCCTTACCTCCATCTTGGCCTCGGCTTTCAGGTGTTCTAGGTACAGGGGATTAACGTTGGAGGGGAACTCCCATCTCAGGTCGCTCTTGCCCTCCAAGGCAAGGCTCAGGGTATCCTTGAAGTAATCGCCTGACCAATCGTAGTAGAACACATCGCCGCCGCGATAGTCGGAGATGCGGGGCTCGCTGAACGGGAAGTTGATCATCGCGCCTGTATGCTGGTCGCGCATAGTCCAAGTGCGCCTTGGATGCCCTCTCATACCGCGCCATCCGAACTCGGCGCAGTCGCGGTCTACATCCGCTGGCCGGTAGCCTCTGTCCTGTGCGACACAGCAATCAGGCACGCGGTACTTCTGCTGAAGCGCTCGCATCTGGTCGCGGGTGTCGATGCGACCAAAGAAAAGCTGCCGGTACAGGGGACCTGTGGCTGTGGAGAAGGCGCCGATCTCGACCCACCAATGGTTCTGCTGTCGGTCGATTGACATAAACCGCTGCACCTCGTTCTCGATCAGCCTGCCGTCATCGTAGTCCTCTCTCCGGTATCCGGCTGAGCCTACGAAAAGATTCATCGTTCTTTTCTCAACGATCCAAGGCTTCGCTTCGCGCTTGGTCTTGAACTCGATCATCGCGGTGTTGTCCCCGTTGCGCGTGAAGAGGTTCGAGGCTTGGCAGAACTCCTCCACCAGCAGGCGCATTGGTCGCGCGACGAGTGCCTCGACTCGGAAGCTGGCGAACTCCTTTGGAGCCTGCGGACGGTACGCCACGTATCTCCCGGTGCTGCGCCAATGGTTTCTGGTGGCATCCGAGTCGCTGACTTCGTGAGCGCAATGGGGACAGCGGAAGCGACAGCTTTCGACCGCGCGAGTTACGTCGAACGTCTCATCATCCAGCCGTGCCTCCTTGTCCCAGATCACGCCTGCTCTCTCGCCTCCCTCCAGTTCGATATTGAAGGAGACCGGATGCATCTTCTTGCAGTTGGGACACTCGGCCGACCACTCCTGTTGGTTACCGGAACGGAAGCTGGTGTCTTCCACGTTGCCGGTCTCGGCATCCATCACCGGAGCCTGACTGATGTTGTACACCTTCGACCGTCCCACTTCCTCAAACTTGGAGACGCGAGCGATGGCGTGACCGTACACCTCCTGCCATTTCGGCAGCCAAATCTCGTCGTTGATCTTCCAACGAATGGATTGGGACTGCTGCGTAGAAAGGTTGGCTGGGTTGAGGCTCAGGAAGAAGCCGCCGAAGTAAATTTCTGTGGTCGTCCGCTGCGTGCCTGCCTTCGGAAGCAGCGCGGCGACCGGCTTGCAGCGTTCGAGCAATGGATTGAGTCGGCTCTTCGCGTGCCGCTCCACCATCTCGTCTGTCTGCATAGTCCAACTGATGGGACCGGGATCATTGCAGATGAGCCACGGCACCCATACGTCTGCGATCAGCGTGCCGCCGATCTGCACCGCCTTCCTGAAGTGAACGCGACGGACGAGCGGGTCTTGCAGCGCGTCGAATACAGGTATGAGCCACGGCGAGATGCGAGCGTTGAAGGGACCGGATGTGGCGTAGGCTTCCGGCAACTGTACGTGCTGCCTCGCCCACTCATAGACCGGCTGGCGGTCGGGTCTGGGGAGCGCGAGATGCGTGCCGAGCTCTAGGAGTTGCGCCTGCCTGCGTTCCTTTGCGTTCAATGGTTTCCTTTGGCGGCACCCTAGGCGCGGCACCCTGCACCATCAAGGACGAACAGGCACAAAAAAACCCGCCGAGTGGTTAGCTCGGCGGGTCGGGTTAGATCAATCGACGGTCACGCTGAAGGTGAGATCGCGAATCTCATCCCTCACGCGGCGCCTCAAATCGACGCTCGCGATCTCTTCGGCTACCATCTCTTCGACGCTCAGGCCGTCCTTGATCTGATCGATCAGGTCATCGACATCGATCATCTCGTTGACCTTCATCGCCACCTCCTTGATGTCGAAGGGGACGGCTTCCTGCTGCGCCTTGATTTCGTCAATCGCCTGCTCGATCTTTACCTCTGCCTCCTTCAGGCGCGGCTCGATGCGCTTCAGGACCTCATCAGCCAGAAGGCTGACGATGGTGTTGATGATCAGGGTTCCATTGTTGTCGGTGCTCATTGTGATCAGAAGTTGTAGTCGTAGTGTTCGTGACGGCCAGCGATGACGGTTGAGTTGTCAGGCGTCTTGATGATAGGGAGCGACACGTCGTGCCACTTGTCTCCGACTTGGATTTTGGTCACGCGACGCTGAGGACGGAGCCGAGCGGTGACGATCTCACCATTGGGGTCTGCCTCGTAGCTGTACCGCTGCACGCCGGTGACGTGACCGCAGAAGCCACCGGGACTCCAGATGAGCTTATCGGGCTCGTTGGAATCCATACCGTTGAGCAGGGTCGCCTTGTCGCGCTGAAGCGTGACGGTCTGATCAGTCATAGCGATGACGGTGTACGCCTCGCGGTCGGAGTAGGAGCAGAGTGTCGCCCCCTCCCCAATCTTCATATACTCCTTGAAGGATATGTGCTTGATCTGCTTTGTCTCTTTGGTGCTCATTGTTGTCCTGTGTTTTGTGTGTTGTGTCTGTGTGGCTTAGTCGAACGACTCTCCTGTTTCCCATCCCCACTCGGATCGCGGGGCAAGACGCTGACCGGAGCCGTTGTATTCGGCTCCGCATTTCTGGCATTGGGTTGCCCATAAGTCCTCAAGCACGACGTGTGCTTCGCAGCTACACTCGATGATTGCCGGAATAACGACTTCGTATTCTCGACAGATGACTTCGGGCTTGTGGACGGAATGCTCTCCGGAGAGGCACTTGCGCAGATTCTCGATGCCTTGCTCGGTCAGTCTCTCCTTATCGACGACTCCGTTCTTGTCGCAGCGGAATGAATATCCCGACGACGACGAATCTGTCCTATGGAAATGCAGCGTGTAGTTGTAGTGCGTTTCCCAATCGCGCCGACGAATGAATCTAGCCATTTTGTTGTCCTCTATTGTTCGTGTTGTGTTACAGTTTTCGGTATAGTTTCACAATGCTACGTCCTCGAACCTTGACCAGCCGAGCAGTTCGCAGTTCGTGACGATCTCCGAGCAGAATTTCCGGAAGTCGTGCGCTAGGCTGCACATCGTTTTCCCGATGTCTCGACCGGACTGGTCTTCGACCGAGATGCGAATCTTGCTGACCTTTGGATAGAGCACGACTACCGTGCGTTGTCCGTTTGACCAAGGGCTGATAAAGCAAGTGTCGTTGCTGATGATATTCATTTGTTGTTGGTTGGTTTGTGTATCCATCGATTTCATTGGCTGTATTCGTTGTGGTTACATTGCCAGCATCAGGAACACGATCACCCCGAGCAGGGTGAGCGCGATGATGCCGCCGATGATGTCCTTGATGTCGTCTCTGTTCATTGCGTTGTTGTTGTTGGTTCTGGTTACTCCTCGGTGTCGAACTTGACCCCGAGGATAAAGTCTGCCGCCTTCTGCGCCTGCGCCGCTGCCATCACGACGATCTTGCTGTCCTCCTTGATCTTCTTGATCCAGCCGTCGATGTACGACGCTGAGCCGTCGATGCTGGTGTTGAGGATGCCGGACGCGCCGCAGAGGAACGCCGCTCCCATTTCGGCAACGAGTTCCTCGCGACCGTAGTCCTTGCTGCCGAACATACGGTTGGTCTCTACCTCTAGGCTGATGCCTTTGCGGTTAAGGCGGCTCTGGTGTCCTGTGGCGTGCACCAGTTCGTGGAACAGAGTCGAGTAGTACGCCGACTCGTTATCGAACGCCGTGCGGTCAGGCATCGTTACGGTGTCGGACGCCGGAGCGTAGTGCGCTGAGGTGCCGCGATGCCGGATGGCGGGTCGCTGCGGCATCTCCTCGACGATGCGTTCGCACGCCGCGATTGTTCCAAAGTCCGAGGTCTTCGGCTCAGGCTTGTCCCACTTGATGCCGTCAGTCTGCTCTAGGTTGAACACCGTGTAGTAGCGCAGCAGCATATAGGAGCTCGGCTTGTCGGTATCTTCGTCCTTCTTCTTGCTCTGCAAGCGCTGCCAGAAGACGACAGGCGTGCCTCGCTCACCCTTACGCACCGAGCCGCCGAGCTCCTGCGCCTGCTTGAACGAGACCCAGTACGGACAGCCGTACCCCATACAGGAGAGCAGGAAGACGTTCATCCCCCTGTAGGGTCGCTTCGACACGAAGTTCGTGGGACCGACGCCAGAGTCTGGCGTGCTCCACGGCTTGTGCCACGGCACCACACCCTTGTCGAGCAGGGCGAGGATGCGGTCGGTGATGATCTGGTAGACATCGAGTTTCGTTGTCATTGTATTTGTCGTGTTGTTGTTGGGTTACTGCGGGCAGATCCAGTAGAAGCGCTTGCCGTCAGCGCGTGCCGATAGGAACCACGCGGCATTCTCCTCTGTACGGCTACCGATGATCACCGCCGTCCACCTGCCTAGAGGAGTACGGATGATGAGATGCATCGCGTGCTCGATGGATCGATATGAGGTCGATCCGAGGAGACCCTCGCGAGTGCGATAGGACAGCACTAAGCTGTCATTGAGTTCGATGGCTTGGTTGTGTACGCTGATGTCTTTCATTGTGTTGTTGTGTTGGGGGACAGACTTAGTTGGCGGCGGCGATG